TGCGGTCGACGTGAAAAATTCGCCGAATTCCGAGATCGGCAAGCGGCCGACGCCGGAGAACTCGACGAAATACCTGTACCGGATGATGTGGGTCGACCCCGACGTGCGGCAGGCGATTCTCGACATCCGCGAGATGGATCGCCTCGACGGCCGGGTCAAGCGCATCCATGCGCGTATCGCCCGCGATGCGGTGAAGGGCGGACTGGTGCTGACGCAGACGCGCGACAATCCGCGCATCCGCGCTGAGTGGGAAGCCTTTGTCGACCGCCTGCAACTGCGCAACCCGCAAAAGCTGAAGAGCGACGCGCGCGGCCTGGCGATGGAAGGCAACCTGCCCCTGCAGTGGGTGCTGGATGGCGGCCTGAACGTGGTGGCCGGGGTGCGCATGCCGAGCGAGACGCTGCTGCCGAACGTGGGTGACGACGGACGCTTCAAGGATGCCGCCGAGGCATACCACCAGATCGACCTGACGACCGGCGGCAAGATCGCCACCTTCCCGCTGTGGCAGCTCTCGCTGTGCCGGCTGGATGCCGATTCGTTCGACGACCAGGGCGCGCTCGGGCGGCCCTTCCTCGACGCCTCGCGCGATGTCTGGCGAAAATTGCGGATGACCGAGGAGGATCTGGTGATCCGCCGCCGGCACCGGGCGCCGCTGCGCCTGGCGCATGTGCTGGAGGGGGCGGGCAAAGATGAGTTGCAGGAGTATCAGGATCGCGTCGAAGCCGAGAAAGGCGAGATCACCACCGATTTCTACATGAACCGCAAGGGCGGCGTCACTGCCGTGCAGGGCGACGCGGCGCTGGGCGAGATCGGCGACGTGGTGCATCTGCTCGATACCTTCTTCTCCGGATCGCCCTTCCCCAAGGGGCTGATGGGTTACACCGACGGCATGGCGCGCGACATCCTGGAGGATCTGAAGCGCGATTACTACGAGGAGGTCGATTCCTTCCAGGACACGCTGGCCTTCGGCTACGAATTCGGGTTCCGGCTGCATCTGCTGCTCAAAGGGATCGTATTGGACCCCGTGGAGAATCAGATCGGCTTCGGCGAGCGCAAGACGGAGACGCCGAACCAGCTCACCGACCGCCTGCTCAAGTGGATGGCGCTGGGCATGCCGCGCGACATGATCTTCGAGGAGATGGGCTACAACGCCCAGGCGATCCGCGAGCGGCTGGAAGAACAGGCCAAGCGCGGCGACCCCTACCCCGGCGGCGTCGATCTGCCGGGCGGCGGCATGCCCGGCGGGGTGAAGATCACACCGGGCAATGCGCGGAAGGGGGAGAGTGCGACGAGCATCGGCAATTCCACAGCGCTGGGCGAGACAATCCATCTGCTCTATGACCCGAACCAGCCCAGGGAGCCGGCGGGAACGTCTGAGGGCGGGCAGTTCGCGTCCGATGGTGCCGGAAATTCGTCAAATGACCAGCCGATTATCGAACGCGGCCGTTTTGACTGGGAGGTGAAGAACGCGGACGGGGAGGTAGTCGCCAAATATCCGACCTCGCTTTCGCGCAAGGCGGTACTTGAGAAATACGCCGAAGACCTGGCGAATAAAGCCGCCGCGAAGGAGGCGAAGAGGGCGGCGGCGAAAATCAGCAAGGCCAAGCGCGAAAATGATGCTGCCACGCTTGATGCCCTGAACACGGCCTTCAACGAAAATCGCGACCTGATCGAACATGCGCACGAGAACGCCAATCTGAAATTCAAGCCGATGAGTTCGGAGGATTTTTCTGCAAAGGCGACGATTCCTATCTATCAGTCGCGCAGTTATGGCAACAAGAAGGGGTCGGAATACCGGCTGGTCATGGTGGATGGAAAGCCCGCCTATGCGCGCGAATCGGATCACTGGGGGAAGTTCAATACCAACGATTTTGTGAACGGCGAGGCGGTGTCGACCGAACATAACTGGGAATTGCCGGGAGCGAAAACCGGCTTTGGCAACAAGGAGCGCAGTGCCGGCTACATCTTCATTGAAGATTTACCGAAGTGAGGCTGACTAAGCCAGATAACCGGACTTGATACGGAACAACTCCCAGAAGGCCGGGTGCATGCCCCGGGCGCCGGATTCCCATTGCTGCCAGGCGCGTCGCGTGGCATGAACCTGATCGGCACACCAGTCCTGGGCGGCGGTGATACCAATTCTGTTCGCCTCCTGAATGTCCTTCCTAGCCGCCTTGATGTCTTCCGGCGTCGGTTGGTCAATGGCGGGCATTGCGCGCCTCGATGTAGATGTCGCCTGCCTCGCGGGCGATCCGCGCCGCCTGCGCAACGTGCGCCGCCGTCAGCGGCGTCGGTTGCCCAATGCACTTGCCGTCGAATATGCCCGGTTCGCCATTGACTGGAAAGAACCTGAATACCCAGCCGTCGCGGTGCGTGGCCGTCGCGGTTTCCAGATCGATTGTCCAGCGCGAACGCCAGCCGCGATTCGGGTGATTCGTCATGCCGTTCCTTGTGCAATGCGCCAGCTTTTTCCGAGTTTTCCGCCGACGATATAGAGCAGCTCGCGGCGCGCATCGCGCAGACCGCCGGCATCTTCCTGGGCGATCAGACGGACGGCGCGAATGTATCCAGCGGGAACCTTCACGCAAGCCACGCCGGATTTCTTGAGAATGCGTTTGCGGGTAGCGATAAGCGCCAGGGCCGGACGGCCTTCATTGCTGTTTTCAATAAAATTGATTTTCTGCTCAGACCAGTGTTCGACGAAATACATTTTCTGCTCCAGCCCCTGTCATCCCGAGGCGCGGCGGCCGGCGAATACCGGGTTGTCATTAATATACGAACAATGTTCGTAAATGTCAATAGTTGGTGACGTTGCAACCCCTTTTTTTGCCCGTGGCGAGGGCTAGATTCGTGCTGGCATCCTGAAACCAACCGGAGAACAGCATGAAATTCAGCCAAGGCGTTCGCGCCCTATTCCTTTCCGCCCTCCTCGCCTTTTCCGCGCTGCTGGCACCGCCGGCCCAGTCCGGCGCGCTGACCGACTACGGCGAGAACAAGACGGTCGACGCGCTGCTGCGGGCGCAGGCCATCGGCACGCCGGCGACCTGGTATATCGCACTATTCACGGATTCCTGCACCGATGCCGGGCCGGGGACGGAGGTTTCGACCTCGGGTACGGCCTACGGCCGGCAGGCGGTCACGGCTTCGCTGGCCAACTGGGCCGGAACGCAGGGCGCCGGTACGACGGTGGCCAGCTCGGGTACCGGTGGCACGACGAGCAACAACAACGCGATCACCTGGAGCGCTTCGACTGCCTCGTGGGGAACGATCCAGTCGGTCGGGTGGATGGATGCGAGCACGGCGGGGAATCGGTGGATCTGCATCAATCTGACCAGCTCGCTGAACGTCTCGGGTTCCGGCTTCACGGTGTCGTTCGCCGCCGGGCAGCTTTCGTTCCAGATCGATAACTAAGCCATGATTAATCTGGCAAGCACCTCGGACAAGCTGCGGCTTGTCACATCGGGCGCGGCGGCCGTCGAGGTACATGCGTCGTGGGTCGATCTAAGCGGCACGACGGTGACACCTGGGCGGACGAACACGCCGGACATCACGACGGCGACGACGACCGACATCGTGGCGGCGCCGGCCGCCAGCACGACGCGAAACGTCAAGCTGCTGTCGATCGTCAACAGTCACGCCAGCGTGAGCACGGATGTGACGGTCACGCATACCGACGGCACTTCGGAGCAGCGGCTGAACAAATCGACACTCGGCCCCGGCGAGGGCTTGCTGTTCTCGGAAGGATTCGGATGGCAGCGCCTGAATGCCTCCGGGACGCCGGTCGGATCGAATCTGGCGGCGCAAGCGGATGTGCAGACTTTCACGACGAGCGGAACGTGGACGAAACCGACTGCCTTCACGCCGAAGGTCGTCATCGTCGAAATCATCGGTGCCGGCGGCGGCGGCGGCGCGGGCGCTTCTCTGGCGACGGCAGTGGTCGCCAAGGGCGGCGGTGGTGGCGGCGGAGGCGCCTGGGCGCGCGGTGTGTTCGCGGCCGCCGACCTGTCGGGGACGGTGGCGGTCGGCATCGGCACCGGCGGCACGGCGGGCGCCAAGGGTGCGGCCGGCGCCGCCGGTGGTAACGGCGGGGTGGGCGGTAATTCGACCTTCGGAAGCTACCTGACCGCCTATGGTGGCGGCGGCGGGGCCGGTGGCGCGATATCTGCGGCAGTTACTGGCGGCGGTGGTGGTGGTGGTACGGGCGGTGCGGGAGGTACGGGGTCGACATCAGGCGGCACGGGCGGACTGCCGACGGCGGCGACCAATGGCGCCGGTGGGCAGGGCGTGACCGGAACGGTGGCCGTATCGACGACGGGGAATGCTGAATTCGGCGGCGGCGCCGGTGCTGGATCGGCCAATCCGCCGGTGGCTTCTTCTCTCGGTGGGTCTTCATTGCGTGGCGGCGGCGGCGGCGGATCAGGTGGCGGGCATACGGCGACGCCAACGACGGTCATTGGCGGCGCCGGCGGAAAATCAGGAAGTTATACGGCGGGCGGAGGCGGCAGCGCTGGCACCGATGGCGGATCAGGGGCCAACGGCGGCGCGGGCGGCGCAGGCGGCGCAGCAAATTCTTCCAAGGGTGGCGATGGCGGCGGCGGTGGCGGATCGACCATTCTTGCATCGGGTGCCGGAGGCGCCGGCGGTGCCGTTGAGCGCGGCCGGGGCGGCGCAGGCCTCGGGCAGCGCCTTGCTGGCCGAGGTGGTGGCGCTGGTTGGCGATCTGCGTTTTGAGCTGGCCGACGAACCGGTGCGTGAATTTGTGCTGCGTGGTCGGCAGTCGGTGCCAGTCGGCTGGGGCGCCAGGAATTTCGATACAGGGCGGCGCAAACGAACTTTTGAGGTGAGCGAATGAAGCGATTCGACAAGAAAGACCCGCAGGAAATCGTGGTTCTGACCTTCGATTTTTCCGGCGAGGCGACGGCGGTGAGTTCGCCGGTAGTTTCGGTGGCGCACGATTCCGGCGAACCGGATGCGGCTTTCGCCAGCGTGCTGGAGGGATCGGCGCAGGCCTCTGGTGCCAAGGTATTGCAGCGCGTCAAGGCCGGGGTGGATGGCGCCAATTATCTGCTGCGCTGTACGGCCAGCGACGGCAACGGCAATACGCTGGTGCGCGCCGGGCTGCTGCCGGTGCGCGCGGCATGACGCCGGCGCAACGCGCCGCGGCGATCCGCGAGGGGATGCGGGCAGCGCAGCGGTCGATATTCAACCTCGACGCGACCGGTGCGGCGGAGATCGACCGGATTTACCGCGAGGCGGCACAAGCCCTGCGCGAGATGATCGCGCGCCATGCCGATGCCGACGGCAGCCTGGGGCTGACGCAACTGCGTGATTTGCTGCTACAGGTCGAGGCGCAACTGCAGGCACTGTCCGGTGAGTACGGGCGGTTTCTCAACGATGGGCTGCAGGTGTCTGCCGAGCTCGGGGCACAGCCTTTTCTCCGGGCCGGGGTGGAACATTCGGCGCTGATGCGGGTGCCGGACGAGGCGGTGCGTTTCGTGCGTGCTTTCGTGGCGGCCGATGGCTTGCAGCTCTCGGATCGGTTATGGCGTATAGAGCGCGGGGCGCGCGACGCGGTGGTGAATGCGATCGAGCGTTCGGTGGTGATGGGGCACGGCGCGGCGCAGGCGGCGCGCGAGTTTCTGTCGCGCGGGGCGGCGGTGCCGGCCGATATCCAGGGCAAGCTGAACGCGGCGAACGCGACCGGCGTCGGGCGCGAAGTGACCGACCTGATGGTCGGCGGCGGTCGCTCAGGGGGCGGCGCGATGGCCCAGGCGGCGCGCGTCTTCCGTACCGAGATCAACCGGGCGCATGGCGTTGCCTTCATGACCTCGGCGGAAAAGACGCCGGGCTTCAAGGGATTCAAGTTCACGCTGTCGCCGGCGCATCCGAAGCCGGACATTTGCGACGAATTGGCTAAAACAGACACTTTTGGCCTCGGCGAAGGGGTCTATCCGAACATGGACGAATTCATGAAAGTGTGGCCGGCGCATCCGAACACGCTTTCATTTCCGGTCGCCGTCTGGGCCGACTGATCCCCTTTTTTCTGCCCTGGCCGCCCGGAGAATGGGCAACGTCGCGGGATCACAGCCGGCGTTCCCCCATCACAACGCCGGTTGCCCGCGACTTTTTCTGAGGACGGCGATGCGCGGCAATCGAATCATTCGGCTTTCTGAAGACCATGGCGGGCGGACGCTGCGCTTTGTTTCCGGCCTGCCGAAAAAGTTGGGCGAAGGCCTGGGCGGCGACAAGCCGCAGACCTGGGTCACCGTGACGCGCACCGGGCGTTTTTCCGACCCGCGCTACGGCGAATTCGACATCACGCGCGTCATGCTCGAAGAGATGGTGCGGAATTTCGACGCCAATACCTACGGGCAGAAGATTTTCCTGGACGTGGCGCACAAGCCGGAAAACGGCGCGGCGGCCGAAGTATTGAAGCTGGCCATCGAGGGCGACCGACTGCGGGCGCTGGTGGCGTGGACGCCGAAGGGCGTCAAGGCGGTGAAGGAAGACGGATTCGTTTATCTCTCTGCCGAATATCACGAGAACTTTATCGACAACGAAGCGCAGGTGCCCCACGGATGCGTGCTCCTGGGGGCGGGGCTTGTGACACGGCCCTGCATCAAGCGGCTTGACCCGGTGACGTTGAGCGAGACCCCTGGCGGGGAAGCGGTGCTGCTGTTGCACCCGACCCTGCTTTCAGAACTTATTTCCGAGGTGAAAATCATCATGAACAAGCATTTGCAGCAACTCGAAGCCGACCTGCGCGCCAAGAAACTTTCCGGGGCCGCGATCCAATCCATTCTGGCCGCCGCCGAAAAGGCACTGGCCGGCCAGACCGACGACGCCGCGATGAAGGCGCTGTGCGAGGCCTTCCTGGATAGCGTCAAGCATCTGTCCGAAGGCCAGGCACCCGGCCCGATCACCGTATCGGTCGGCACGACCAACGAAGCGGTGGCTGATCTGGTCGCCAAGAAGCTGGCCGAGGCCCAGACGGCGGCGAAGACGCTGGCTGAAACCGGCGCCGCCCGGCGCAAGCTGCTCGCCGAAACCGTCGGCGAGAAGATCAAGGACGCGGAGATCGTCGCCCAGGTGTGCAAGCCTTTCGACGGCCTGGTGGTGTCGCTGGGTGAAGACGCCGTGAAGGAACTGGCCGCCCAAGCGATCACGCTGGCCGAACCGCTGCTGGCGCACAAGCAACTGGCCGGCATGGGCTTCAACTTCCGCGGCAATGCGATCATCTCGGTCGATTCGTCGAACGAGATCAAGAAGCTGCAGGAGGCCGTCGACAAGCGCCTCGGCATGGATGGTTCGCCGCGCAAGCGCTTCCAGCTTTCCGGCGGGGTCGAGGTCGAGGATGGCAAGGCGCTGGCGGAAAATGTGCTGGCGCAGTTCGACCGCGAAAACGGTCACCGCCTGCATGCCGAGGTCAAGATGCTGGCCGGCGGCGACGGCATCATGTCGGACGTGGCGGTGCCGGCGGTGTTCGAGCGCACCGTGATCCGCGAAATGCTGTACCAGACGGTCGGCCTGGCGCTGCTCGATGTCGGTACCGACATCTTCTCGCAGTCGGTATCGATCCCCTACTCCTACCGCGATCTCACGGCCGCCGGCAAGGACAGCACGCGCATCTATGAAGGCCAGGCGGTCCGCCGTGCCGGCATCAAGCAGGCGATGGACATCGCCTACCCGATCCCGCAGAAGCTGGCCTTCGAAATCTCCGACGAATTGCGCTATCTGGCCGGCAACGGGCAGATCAATTTCGACGTGGTGGCCGAAAACGCCCGCAACGCTATCCGCGTCGTCGGCGAGGACACCGAGCGACTGATCTGGAACGAGCAGGTCAATGCCTCCGACGAATACAGCGTGACGGCGGTCACCAACGAGAACCTGACCGGTGTGAACGGCACCAACAAGGTTTTCGTGCTGGCCAACTTCCCGGTCGTCAAGCCGCGCAAGGTTTACGATCTGCAGGGCAACCAGATCGGCAGCACGGTCAATCCGCTGACCATGACCTACAACGCCGCTGCCTGCTACGAGTACGACGGCACCGGCACGCAGTCGGCCGGCACCTACTTCGTCATGGACTACAACCTCGGCGAAGTGCGTTTCGTGACGCAGGCCGGCGCCTCGGTGACGCCGACCAATGCCCTGCCGATCGTGGTCACGGCTTACAGCTATACGACCAACGTCGCCAAGTGGGATAGCGACCTCGGCTCGCTGGCGGTCGACAAGAAGTACGACGACCTGCTGTACCGCATCGGCCTGCGCAAGGTCGTGCTGGAAGACCAGCGCGCCTACCAGGCGGCGCAGATGTTGCTGTCCGGCACCCTGATGACGGCAATCGAGCAGGCTTCGACCTTCGCAGCCAATTACGCCAAGCCGGGCACGACGCTCGACCAGAACGGCAACCTGGGCGCGGTCAAGGGCATCCCCGGCTTCAAGAGCTACGCACCGGGTCTGCAACTGGCCGACAACCGCATCGTCGTCGGCCAGCGCGGCCTGACCCGCTACCGCATGTTGAAGCCGTGGTCGCTGGGCCAGCTGCAGGACCAGAAGGACAGCAATGGCCGCTTCACGGGCAAGAAGGAGGCTTACGGCGACCAGTTCGTCGCGCTCTTCACCCCGGCCCCGCTCAAGGGCGGCTTCACTTCCATCGTGGTCTATAGCGCCACGGGTCGAGTGAACCGCGTTTCGTAAAGCGTCTATCTCCTAGCAGTACCTTGCCCCGGCCGGTGATCCGGTCGGGGATTTTTCGGAGAAATCATGAACAAGACAGTATCGATCACCAACGACGGCGATTCGCCGCGTTATGTCATGGGGCGGATGATTCCGCCGGGAGAAACGGTCGTATTGGCCGAGGACGAGGCGCCGCCGGAGTATCTGGCGCCGGCGGAAGAAGCCGCGCCAGCGGTGGCGGAAGACCCGCTGCTGGCCGTTTCCGAATTGTCCATCGGCAAGATGGAACTCGGGCTTCCCGACTTGAGCGACGACGATCTGACGCGCCTGGAAGCGCTGGAAAAGGCGAAGGAAAAGCCGCGGGCCGGCGCACTGGCGGTGATCGTCGCCGAACGCCTGCGCCGGGCCGAAGCCGCTGCGCCGGGCGGGATGACGGAACCGCCGCCGGTGGTCGCGCCGGAAACCCCGCCGGTTGCGGTCGACGGGGAAAAAGGCCAATAAATGGCCGGCAGCATGAGCCGCGCCGATCTGGTGCTTTCGCTGCGCGAAAGCCTGATGGATGCGGCTTCTTCCTTTGCCGACAACGATGCGGATTTCGAGCGGCACATCGATGTGGCCGCCGCCGACATGCACCGGGTGAAGCCCCGGACGCTGATCGGCGAGCTGACGCTGGTCGCCGATCAGGGCGAATATACGGCGCCGCTCGACATGGCGCGCTTCAAGTCGGCGCTGTGGGGCGTCCAGGGCGCGGCGCGGGCTATGCCGTGGGACAAGCACTGGCCGGGCGAATTGCCCCGGGTACGTTGTGTCGAGGGCTCGATTTCTCTGTTGCCGCCGCCGTCGGCACGGCAGATCGCCCTGCTCGGCAGCACCTACCGCTTCTATTACGTGGGAAAGGACAGCATCGGCACGCTGGCCGCCGACACGACGATTTCAGCCGATCACCGGCCGATCCTGCTGCTGCGGGCGCAGGCCGAGGCCATGCTGGATCTGGCGCTGCGCGACAGCGTGCGGCCGGTGCAGGTGGGCAGCGGCTTCGGGCAGCAGGCGAAGACCGGCACGCCGGCCGCGCTGCGCGAGCGCCTGATGACCGAGTGGCTGGCGTGGGGTCTGCGATGAGCGCCAGCCGGATCGAGGTCCACGTCAACGACGCCCGGGCGCTGGAAGCGTTCACCAGGGCGCCGGAGGTGATGAAGACGCATGTCGGCGGCGCGGTGATGCGCGGCGCGGGCGAGATCGTTTCGGAAGCCAAGGCGCGGGCGCCGAAGTCGCTTTCCAATCTGGTCAATTCGATCATTGCGGCGCCGGCCGGCGAGCTGGCCTGGATGGCGCGCGCCGGCACCGCACATGCGGTGGCCGTCGAATACGGCAGCGGCCCGGCCGCCGGCAAGGACAAGTATTACCCCAACCCGGACAACCTGTTGCAGTACCTGATGACTTCGCCCCGGGCGCGCGGCTTCGACCGTTTCAAGCGCGGCGACCACGGCCGGCTAGAACAGGAAATGGGGCTGGTGCGGCGGGCGCAGGCTTTCGCCTGGTGGATCTACCAGCACGGCACCAAGGCGCAGCCTTTCATGGGGCCGGCGGCGGAGGCCAAGCGCGACCGTTGTACGGAACTGGTGCGGGCGGCGGTGAGCAAGGGATTGCTGGAGGTTTTCGGTGGCCACGCCTGAGCAGACGCTGGAGGCGCTGAAAAACGGCCTGGCGTCGTCCATGCCGTCGCGCATCGTGCGTCGCTCCTTCAAGCCGCTGGCGCAATGCAAGGAAGATGACCTGCTGCAGGGCATCGTGACGCTGGTCAATCGCGGCGAGCGCGGCTATGCCAACTATCTCGGGCGCGAGGCCCAGCTCGGCACGCTGGACGTGCTGCTGATCGGGCAATTGAAGGTCGACCCGAAGCGCGAGCCGCTGGAGATCGAGCAGGAAGAGCTGGCGCTGGTCGAGGAAATCAAGGCGTTTTTGCAGGCGCCGGCCCCGGCCGGGGTCGTCGATTGTCTGGCGCAGTCTTTTACCCAGAGCGGGCAACTGGAGGCGCCGTTCGGATGGGTCGTTTTTGAACTGGAGGTACGCGGTGAGTAAGACCAAGGAAACCCCGGCAGCGGTGCCGGATGAAAGCGACGAGCACGCCGGCAAGGGCGGCAGCTATGTCATTGGCGCGGACGGCAAGCGCGTGTTGCAGGAACGCACGCTGTCGCGCGAAGAAGCCGAGAAGGCGGCGCAAAATACGGAGGTGAGCGATGTCGCTACTGGTACGTAAGACGGCCATCCTGGCCAAGATCGAGTCGGTGTATGGCACCGACCCGGTGCCGACCGGCGCCGCCAACGCCCTGCTGATCGCCGGCGAGCCGAACGTCTCGCCGATGGACATGAAGGTGGTCGACCGCAACATCCTGCGCACCTTCTTCGGCAACAGCGAGAAGCTGCCGACCGGCATTTTCAGCAAGGTGGATTTCTCGTGCGAGATCGCCGGGGCCGGCGCGGCCGGTACCGTACCGGCCTGGGGCGTGCTGCTGCGCGCCTGCGCTTTCGCCGAGACGATTTCGGCCGGGGTCAGCGTGGCTTACCAGCCGGTGACCGATAACCTGGAAGCGGCGACCATCTACTTCAACAAATCGGGCGTACTGCACAAGCTGACCGGCGCGCGCGGTTCGGTGAAGCTGGGCTTCACGGTCGACGGCATCCCGAAATTCGACTTTTCCTTCACCGGGCTGTTCAACCCGGCGACCGACACGGCGCTGCCGTCGCTGACGCTGAGCGGCTGGAAGACGCCGCTGCCGGTCAACCACACCAACACGCCGACCTTCACGATCCACAGCTACGCGGCCAAGCTGCAGATGCTGGACATCGACGTGGCCGCCGACATCAGCGCCTATGTGCTGCTGAACGATACCGAGCACGTCGAGATCGTCGACCGCAAGCCGGGCGGCAAGATCGTCATGGAGGCGACGACGGTGGCACAGAAGGACTGGTGGACGACGGTGAAGAACATCACCACCGGCACGCTGAACCTGGTGCACGGCACGACGGCCGGCAACATCGTGCAGATCGACGCGCCGAAGGTGCAGATTTTCAACCCGACCTACTCCAACTTCCAGGGCGTGGCGATGCTGAACGGCGATCTGGTTTTCGCGCCGAACACCGGCAACGACGAGCTGGTCATCACGGCGAAGTGACATGAGCGAAGAAATCTTCAAGCTGGAACCGGAGCCCACTTTCTGGGCGCCGGTCGAGATCCCGATGCCGGGGGGGAAGGTCGGCAAGTTCAGCATCGAATACCACTATCGCGACCGCGATGCGTATGTCGAGCTGCTGAAGCAGGCGGAAACGATGGACGACATCGACGTGCTGATGCTGGCGATGAAGGACTGGAAGGGGCCGTCCGCGGCTTTCTCGCGGGAGACACTGGAACGCCTGCTGCGCAACTATCCGGGCGCCACGCGGGTCATCTTCCGCACCTACCGCGAGAACCTGCTGGGGGCCGCTGAAAAAAACTGATCGAGGCCGCGCGTTTCTGGGCGCGCGGCGGCCGTGGCGACCGCCAGGCGCTGGACGACCTGGTGGCGTTCGGCGTCGATCCGACGGCCGCCAAGGCCTGGCTGGACGAGGCGGCGGAAGGGCAGGACGAGGTTTTCGGCATCTGGCCATCTCACCTCCCTGTCGTTTCGCTGTTCCTCGCCCTGCGCACCCAATGGCGCGTCACCGGCTTCGGCCGCGTGCTCGGGCTGGATTACCCGTCCGTCGTGGCGGCGATGGAGCTGCGCGGGGTCAAGCGCAAGCGCCGTGGCGAGTTGTTCCACCAGTTACGGACGATGGAGACGGCGGCGCTCGCGGTGCTTAATTCGGCGTAGCGACAGGCGTTTGGGCGGCGTGACCGCCCCTTTTTTTGCCCTGACGGCTGGCGAAAATCAGGCGCATGAACAGACCAGCCGTGCCTGGCGGAACGGGCAACTCAAACAACGTCGACGTCATCGTCAGCACGGATATTTCCGGCGTCAAGCCGGCGATGACCGAGGCGAAACAGGAGATCGCATCGCTGGCGCAGGAAGTGCCCAAAGCCGGCGATGCGATGCGCGACACCGCGAAAGCGGCCGATGTGCTCAAGGAAGGCGTCGGCAGCCTGGCGCGCGACGCGCTGGGCGACCTGACCGAAGCCACCGGTGCCTCGCGGGTCGGCGTTGAGGCGCTGGCCGGCTCGCTGGGCGGCATCGGGGCTGTAGCCGGTCTGGCGGCAGCGGCCGTGCTGGGTCTGGCGGTGGCTTACAGCACCGGGCACAAGGAATCGAAGGGGCTGACCGATGAGCTGATCCTGACCGGCAACGTGGTCGGGCAGACGACCGGGCAACTGAACGACCTGGCGCTGTCAGTCTCGGCAGCGACCGGGGCGACGCGCGGGCAGGCAGCCGAGGCATTGAAGCTGGCCGTTTCGGCGGGCAATGTGGCGTCCGATAATCTGGGGCTGGTGGCAGATTCGGCCGTGCGCATGGAGCGCACGACCGGACAGGCGGTCGAGAAGACGGTGAAGCAGTTCGCCGAGCTCGGCAAGGAGCCTTACGAAGCGTCGCGCAAGCTGGATAGTCAATACAACTATATGACGGCCTCGGTGCTGCGCCAGATCAAGGCGCTGGAAGACCAGGGGCGGACGACCGAGGCGGCGACACTGGCGCAAAATGCCTTTTTCGACGCCGTATCCAACCGCACCGCAGAGATCGACGGCAACCTGGGGACGATCGAGCGTGGCTGGAAAAGCATCAAGGATGCGGTGCTCGGTGCGGCCAGCGCCATGGCCAATATTGGCCGGACGAAGGGGCCGCAGGAGCAGATCGCCGACCTGAAACGGCAGCTGGCGACCGGCGGCTATGATTTTGCGCTGACCGAAGACGACGTCCGCACGCAGATCGCCGGGCTGGAGCGCCAGGCGGAGAAGGAAAAACAGATCGGCGCCGAGCGCGAAAAGCAGGCGGCGCAGGATCGGGCAAGAAAAGTCTGGAACGAGGATGAAGTCCGCTGGCTGAACAAGCGCGAACAGAAGGAGCGCGAGATCGCCAAGGTGCGGGCGACCGGCGCGGCGGCCGGGCTCGACGACAAGGAAATCGCCGGGCGCGTGGCGCGGGTCGAGGAAAAGTATGCCGAGAAGACGCCGAAGGGGCGTAGCGGTGGCACCAAAATTTCAGACTACGACCAGACCATGCGCACGCTGGCCGAGCGGGTTGCCGTTCAGGAGCTGGAGCTGGGGTCGACGGAGAAGCTGACGGCGGCCGAGCGGGAGCACGCGAAGTGGCTGGCGGATGTCGATTCCGGGCGCAAGAAACTGACGGCGAGCGAGCGCCAGGCCGCCGAGGTGAGGTGGCAGGCGCTGCTGGGGCTGGAGAAGGAGAACGCAGAGCACCAGAAATACCTGGCGGCCGTTGAAAAGCAGGAATCGGCAAACCAGAAGGCCTACACCTCGACGCTCGACAAGATCGCCGCCGCCGAGCGCGAGGCCGAGCTGATGGGTTTGACCGAGGCGCAGATTTCAGCAGTTGAGCAGGCGCGGATGGCCGATGCGCTGGCGATTGCCGCCGAGAACGGCGCGACGCCGGAAATGCTGGCGGCGCTGCGCGAGGAGCTTGAACTGCGTGCCAAGCTGACCGATGCGCTGTCGGCGCGCGACCTGAAGAAGTACGAGCTGGAGGACGCGAAGAAGGCGGTGGCCGATGCCGGCAAGGAGATGAGCGAATTCGCCAAGAGCGCCGCGAAGAACATGCAGTCGGCGCTGGCGGACTTCCTGTTCGATCCGTTCGCCCAGGGCGCCGACAAGATGGCGCAGCAGTTCGGCAAGACGATCCAGCGGATGATCGCCGAGGCCTCCTCGGCACAATTGACGCAGGCGCTGTTCGGGAACATCGGCAAGACTGGTGTGATCGCTTCTGACAGCCTGGTCGGCAAGGGGCTCGACTGGCTGAGTTCAAGCTTTTCCGACTGGCTGCCCAGCTTCGACGTCGGCACCGACTACGTGCCGCGCGACATGGTGGCGCAGATCCACAAGGGCGAGCGCATCGTCCCGGCCGCGCAAAACAAGCCGGGGATGCAGGGCGGTTCGCTCTCCCTGACGCAACACTTCCATGGCCCGGCCGAGCCGCGCGCCGTGAAGCGGGCCGGCGCAGCCGCGTTGCGCGATGTGCATGCGCTGATGGCTAATTCTGCGAGGGTTTCCTGATGGCTTTCCTCGAAGAGCGCTTCACCCAGCTCATCCGCTACGGCTCCAGCTGGACGGAGGATTACGCCGTCACCGCCGTCGAAACGGCGGGTGGTGACAGCTACAAGTCTCTGCAGCACCGCTTTCCGCGCCGTACCTTCGACGCCTCGGTCATGCTGGATGAAGCCACGCTGTGGAACGAGGTCGTCAATGTCTATCAACGCGCTTTCGGGCGCTATGCCGGGTTCCGCGTGCGCTGTTTCGACGAGTGGAGCACCAACGGCCGCAAGTCGCCGCCGACGCCGTTCGACCAGCCGCTGCTGCTGGTTTCCGCCGGGGTCTATCAGCTGGTCAAGTATTACGGCACCGACAAGGCCGCGCTGGCAGGACTCGGCTACCCGTACCGCAAGCTGAAAAAGCCGGTCGCCGGCACCACACGCGTCGGCATTCAGGCCACCGAGATCCGCAGCGCCGACTGGTCGGTCGATACCACCACCGGCCTCGTCACCTTTGCCGCCGACCAGACCCGCGCCGTGACGGCCATCAGCAAGGCCGCCTCGGCCGTGCTCGATGTCGGCGCCGGGCATCCCTTCGTCACCGGCATGAGCGTGCACGTTTCCACCGTCGCCGGCATGACGCAGATCAACGGCCTGCGGGCCCTGGTGACCGCCATCGGGGCCAGCACGATCACGCTGGCCATCAACTCGACCGCCTTCTCGACCTATACCTCGGGCGGTGTCGTCCATACCCGTCCGCAGTCGGGAGAAACGCCCACCGCCGGCTGCGAGTTCGACTTCCCGGTCGAATTCACCAGCGCCTTGCCGGTCGGCATGGATTACCCAGGCTACCGGCCGGTCGATTCGCTGATCCTGCGCGAGCTGCTCAACCCATGAAAACCACCGTCGCGCCTTTCGAGACCACGGCCTGGGGCTTGCGCATCGTCTGCCGGTCCGGCCAGACGTTCCGCTTCTGCACCTATCCCTTCGACGTGACGATGAGCAACGCCAGCGTCTATCTGGCCGCGCCGGGCTACGAGCAATCGTCGGTGCATGCCACATCCGACATGTCCGCATCGGCCATCGACATCGAAGGATTCATTGGGGCCGCCGGCATCACCCGAGCGATGGTCGCCTCCGGTCTGTTCGACGGTGCGCGCGTCTATATTTTCCGCTTCGATTTTCTGGTACCGGTCGAGGATTACGAGCCGGTCACCTGCGGACGATTCGGCAAGACGACGCTGATCGACAACCGCTACAAGATCGAAGGGATGGGGCTGACCGATGCGCTCAACCAGACCGTCGGCGTGACCTATACGCCGCTGTGCCAGCACACCTTTGGCGACGACCCGAAGCATGCGATTGCCGGCGCGGTTTGCGGTAAGAATCTGGCCGCGCTGCAGGTGACGGCTACGGTGACAGCGGTCACGTCAAGTCAGGTCGTCCGGTTCGGTTCGTTGAGCGGCGCCGCCGTCGATTATTTCGCCAACGGCTCGATCAAATTCACGACCGGCGACAACGCCGGACTCAACCCGCTGACTGTACGGGCATCCGCTGCCGACGGCACGATCACCACGCACGAGGATTTCTACTACCC